TGATGACATTTCATCAAATCCAAAGTCATCACCAAATTCGATTGATGCATTATCAGTTGCACTGAGAACACCAATACTTGCATTATGTTCATGTTTTGCGGCGATTGTGTTATCATACGCACGATAAACAGTCACATTCTGACCACTGATACTTCGGATGAACATGATCTCAGTATCAATGATAATTCTCTGATTTGCAGCAAGATCAGTTGTGCTACTAACCTTGAATTTTGTAACCTTCTCAGAGATTGCACCATCAACAACTGTTGCTGTGTCATCATCATAATTTTTCTTCGCAGTTGGTGTTGCACTATATCTTTGAACTCTTTTTGCAGTTTTAGTATTTGTGCTACCATAGTAATCCACATCAACTTTCTTGATAAGACCTTCTGGATTATCTGCAACAGGGCCGAATAGATAAGTTTTTGCGGTGAATGATAATGTATAAATGATTGTTCTACGAGTATCAAAACTTCCCTCGTACTGATCACTATAGTTTATACTCTCTAAAACAATTGGAATATCTTTTTTCTCACCAATCGAATCTATTAGATTAATAGTTATATTAAATGATGGTTGAAAGTAAGGAACTATCTGTTCTAATATTTGTAATGCATCATCACTTAACTTAGACATAATACTAAGTTCAAATCCAACATTGTATGGAACAGGCATATAAACTTTCTTCGCAGTTGTTCCACTTTTTGCAAGAAAAGTCTGTGCAATTCCAGTCTTTCGAGTTGGGTCATATTGTATTCCCTGCATCTCAAAGGATAATCTTGGAAGAGTTATTGCAATCTCTCTCTCCAAATCTGGTTGTTGTTGAATTCTTGCTAAGAATTTTTGCATCGGCCCATAAGCCAATGGCACCTTTAGGACACTAAAGGTCGTTCCACTCGCATCCTTGTGTCGAATGTTAATATTATTAAAGAGAGTACCGAAACCGATAACTGTCTTTCTTAATATTTCATGATAGAAATAAGTACCTAACATATCAAAGCTTTCTAACTATTTAGAATGTTCCGAACGGATTGCCCTCAGAGAAGTCTAGAATTGCATCAGCCTCAGTCTCAAAGTCTGCATTATCGTTATATTGATCCGCCTTATATTGTGAATTTGGATAATCGTTTGGTGTATCATAATCAACTGATAGTATCACATATTCAGCACCTGATTCAAGACCTTTAATCTTTTCACCAACTTGGAATTGCATCTTGGTCAACATACTTACATCTAGAGTTCTAGAGTTTGCATCCCATACTTTTACTCTTGCAGTCTCTGAGGAATCTGATGAGACTTGAACTGTCTCATTAAAGATGTAATCACCATCTCCTATTGATGTTGCAGCACCAACTGTAATTACTGGTGCGGTTGTATATCCACTACCAGCGTTACTAATTCTGATTGCACTAATCGTTCCACCAACCATGACGGCCTCAGCAGTTGCATCTGTTCCTCCTGATGGCGCAGTAGTAATCGCAACATTTGGTGTAGTAGTATAACCAGAACCACCAGAGGTAATTGTAACAATACCTACAGAACCTAGAGTTGTCACGCCAGCAGTCGCTATACCAGTGCCTGGCACGGTTACAGTGGGTATTCCGATGTATCCACCGCCAGGATTGATTAAAAGAATTTTATCGATAGATTTAGCAGTTCCGATACCAGATCGAGATGTCATGATTGCAACCGCAGTCGCATCTACGCCAGGTGATGTACTGATTGAAACAGTCGGTGCGGTGAGGTATCCATAACCATCATTCTGTAAGAATATCTGTTGAACAGCACCAAAGTTAAGAGTTGTATTTGCAGTCGCAGTACTACCAACACCCGATAAAATTAATCTTGCAATATAACCTTCAGTTTGAACAACCTCATCAATCGCATTGACATTTGTATCAATAACTTCATCTTCGTATTCAAAGAGTTCACATTGTAACTGATAAACGTAATTCTTCCTTAATTGGTAGAATGGTTTCTCATGTTCTACAAATTTGATTTCAAACATTCTCTTTCCTAAAGGAAAGAATATCAAATCTCCTTCTTTTGGACGATTTGATAATGTGTATTCATCATCCTGTTCTAAAAATGGAGCAACTGCCTCTTCAAATCTTTCTTTAGATATTACAAAAGTTGCCTCATCAGTAACTCTTACACCAAATTTTGTTAGTATATCTCCTTGTCCAGCATATCCATCAATATTCATTAAGTATGCTTCAAGAGGAAATGCCTGATCAAATCTAGACTCAGTTACCTCTTTCATAATTGTTGAAGATGTAACCAACTTACGAGGAATATAATGGCACTCAATACCATACATCCTTAGTTGTTCATTAACTAAGTCTTGTACTAAACCTTGCTCCCCTTCAGAGCCCTGTAGAAAAAACGGATTTAACATTATCCAATCATATCAAGTGGTGGCATTTCATAATCACTTGACATCTTGGCTCTAAGTTCTTCTATTTCTTTGACACCATCATCATATATCTGACGACCATTTAACTGAACACCGCCAGGCAATTGAACACCTTGGAATTTAATTAAGTTTTGACCCCACTGTTTCTTACATAATGCAGTAAAATATCTCTTCAAAAACTGATCATTATATACTTTTGTAAAATCTTCTGGATCTAGAATTCTGAAACAATCAATAACAAAATAATCACCTAATTTTACTGCAGCTGCCCAATCAACATCAATGTAAAGACGATCTTGACGAATATTGAATCTGTATCTCACATCTGGATTTAACAAGAAGGTAATGTCTTCAAGTTTAGTTTGAACCATCGCATATTGAAGAAGATCAATCGAACCGAAAGCATATAGGTCATTCAAAAATAACTGATAACGAATATTGAATAAACCATCATAAACCGTATCTGATCTAACCTTAAATATGTTATTGACTCCTATCACAGATGGAGGCATTTGTATATAATTATTATTTTCTTCTAAATCAAAAGTTGTTGATAAACCAACTGTTGATGTTGTTGTGGTTGTTGTGATTCCTAAAGTTGTATCTCCTCCTCTTGCTTGTCCTCTATCAATATCATCTTGTGTAATTTTATATTTTAAATACATTCTTGCAATACCATCATAGTGTCTCTCTTGATACACTTGAATAGCATCGTCTAACAGATCTGAAAACTGTTCATCTGCAACGTTAATTTCTAAGACAGGATAACCAAGCTGTCTCTTTGCGTAATCGATTAAACCATCTCTTGAACTTGGTTGAGCCATTATTCACCTCTAAGTTGAAATACCTGTTCTGACAAGCACATTACCTTCTATAACTTTGAAGAAAGTAGAACCAGAACTTACATTGATATCATATAGATATCTACCTTCAGCTAAACTTCTGGTAACGGTTGAACCCATAGATAGAGTTATTTTTCCATCTGTGTCTCCAAGTGATACACCAAAAGTATTTGCAGTTCCAATCGCAGACTTTTTCATATTGCTTCTTCCAGTATAGTTAGTAAAATCTATACTTGAACCAGCAGAAGTTCTAATTATAAAACTAGTGTTAAAATCTGCACCAGAAAATATGGTAAGATTAACACCATATGGAACAGCGACATCTGGATCAAAAGTGATTATCTGTTGTTGTGCCATTTTTCTAATTATTTAGTTTTTGAACGAGAGTAGATAAAAGACCTTTAATTTCACCTAATTCACCTTTTACATTATCAAGATCTTCTTTCATTTGATTTAATTCACTATTTTTATTTTCTGCGATTTTTTTACGTTTCATATATTCTAAATATGATTTTTTATCACGATTAATAATCGCTGTGGAATCAGAATCTCGATAGAGTCCAACCTTTCCCTCAACTGGAATATGATTTGTCATTATGCAAGTGCGATAGCTCTAAGATCTTTAATATATGGTGGTTGTGCCTGATTAGTTCCAACCATATCAATTTTGATTTGGAATCTTGTAAATGGTGGTAAGTCTTCAACTGAGAATTGATAATCTTTAAATATCTCACCAACAGATGATATAACGTTATCATCAGGTCTTCCATCATTATTGGTTTTGTTAATAATATTACCATTTTGGTCTATATTATTAAAGCCTGGGAATAAATCAAAATCTTTTTCTACACTATTTTCAGAAGCTCCTTCAGAGAGAATTTTATACATTACTCGAATGTCAGCACTATCTCTTCGATATCCAGCAAATTGAACTCTAAGGCTTGTTGCTGGATTTTCTAAAGCAATTAAATTAGAAACATAAGTTGATGCACAAGGATCTTGACCTGTTTGATTTACTCTTGAATCTGATGCAAAATTAGAAACAGGACTATTAAGTCTATTAGTGGTTAATATCGCACTAACTCTATCCAAATCAATAACTGGCGAAACGTTAGCATCTGAACTATTCAATAAAAATTCAAATGTCATTGACTTATTGCCAGGCAAATCTGATAGTTGTTTATCTTCATTTACCTTAGACGCAACCAATCTAGGTGTTTCAAAATGATTCATAGCGGTGAGTGATATGGACTCAAAACCTTGATCAACAAATGATTGTTCAGAACCATCAATACTTGTTGCTGAAATTGTCCTCACTCTAGCACCAAGAGATGTTCCATTTGGTATCATGGTTTGAACATTGGGTGTTAAAGTTTCAAACTGAACGTTTTGTGTTGCAGTTACATTTGAACCACCAGCACGTTTTGTTGATGAGAAGAAACGATCTGGTAAAGTTCCGCCACTTCTATCCGTTCCATCACTATTCATATCAACCTTGATATGATAGAAATCTAAATCTTTTGGTTTTGTCACAGTTGCAGCTGGACTGTTCATATCATGAGTCTTATTGATTCTTCGGAGAGAAACTCCAGCAAATTCATATTTCTTAATCACATCACCTGATGAATGACTTGATTTGGTTGTAGCATCAATACCCCTAGTAGTGATACCAGTAATCGAACTATCTGAAACACCAGTGTAAGAAATAATTTCATCTCCTAAAATCGCATATCCATAATTTGTTGTTCCAACACCAACACCCTCAAATGTTGCAAAACTAGATGATGCAACCACAGGTATATCTGATAGAGAGTTATTGTCATAATCAGCAGTTAATTTTGTCTCAGGGACATCAGAATCAACACCAGATATTTTAACTAGGTTGTTGAAAGCATGTAATCCATGAGCTCTGTGATCAACTTTAAAGTGTAATCCATCATTGTTTGTATCAACATCAAAGGTTGTAATAGTTACACCACTTCCAATGTTACCATCAGCAGTAACACCTAAACCAGTAGTTCCATCCAATCCAAGAACTTGTGAACCGTTGTTAAATCCAACTGTTCCGATACCAGTGTTAAATGAACCTTGAATATTATCAATCACCAAACTATTTCTTTCAGTGATTAAACCAACAGAAACAACAGCTCCACTTCCATTTCCAAGACCTAATGTTCCAATTCCTAAAGTGTCACCAACTGCAAAGTTTTTACCACCATCAGTAAGAGTGACTGCACTTATTACTCCATTGTTAACTGTAATGTTTCCAACTGCTCCACTTCCTTCACCTGTTCGAGTAATCATTGGAACACTGGAGTATGTAAGAGAACCACTTGAAGGTGTATAACCGACGCCAGGATTAATTATACTTAAATCATTTGGCCCACCCATAGTAGCAACACCAGCAACATTAATTAGAGTTGCAGATGCATTTAAGTTACCAAACTGACTAATTGTGACGCCAGGAACTAATCCAGCTGTATCGGGAATAGTCACACCTAATCCAACCACAGCCTTTTTAGAAAGAGCGGTAATTGAATTTTCTGGTAAGGTTATAATTTGATCATTACCTTCCTGTAACTGTGGACTAAAGAATCTACCTACGCCTGGATTTGTATTAAATACAGCCTTATGAATAGTAAATTTCAAATCTTCAAACTGACTTGGATCCCATGTAACTCCGTTTTGAGATTTGAATAAAGATCCTAAGTATGGTTGTTGACTAATTACAACTTGTTGTTCATCGGGTAATCCAACAGTTGATATATCCACCTCTCCCATTCTTGATATCCAAACATTATAATTTTCTGATGCAGAAATTAAAACAAGTGCAAAACGTGTCGTATCACCTGTTAAGAATAAGGGAGAATCAAATGTAAACTTAGTTGGAATTGATGCATCCTGTGAGATATTAATTTCACTAGGATCTTTAACTACAACACTAAATGGTAATATTTTAGATGAAGGAAGTCCAGTTTCAACAGTTCTAACTTGTAAGGTGACAGGTAACTCATCATCTTTTGATTGGAAGAAAACATCAACTGATGTGATAAAAACACCAGTGCTGTCATTTACAGTGAATGTTTGTGCTAATGGATCATCATCTTGCATAGGCCATTGAGCTGTTCCTGTAACTGTTGTATTAGAACTAACTTGTCTTGATATTCTATCATTAATGACTCTTTGGTCTTGTATGCTATTTCTTTCAATCTGCGGAACTCTGGTTGTTAGAATAGTTTCTTGTTTTGTATCTAATATACCTTGAGCAGCGAAGTTTGCCTCAGCAGATCCTGTAACTGTTCCAGAAAGTTTTGAGTTTACAGGACTTGTGGTTAATCTAAGAGTCTTTGTACCAGTTTCAAATCTTGGATTTGCATCTATATTTGGATTTGGTATTTCATAGACTGATGTTAATTGACCTATGGTATCAGTTATTAATCTAACATCTGTTATCGTAGCCTCTGCACCACTTGTTTGAC